CCGCCTTCAGCGCGTCCTCTTCGTTTGACGCTATATGCCACGGCGAGGGCTTGGGAGCGCGATTGAACGTGAGGAGATTTTCCCACTTCCCCCAAAAGCGTCTTCACGTTGCTCTTGAAAGCGGAATCGCTTGATCCGTGCTGGAGAGGCATTTCGTCTATAGTCCTATGATGTAGCCTTGAGCGGCGAAAATAATGGGAACATAAGTAATAACGATGATGCCTTGAATACCAGCTCCGCTGGTTGTGCCGGCCGCCCCACCGGCGCCTCCATAATTTCCACCTGAGCCGCCATTGCCATTAAAAGCACCGCCACCACCGCCGCCTGAACCGTGGCTGGCATCAAATTCAGTGCCATTGCCGCCCGTACCGGCATTCCCCGCACCTGAATTTCCAATACCGGCAGCACCGCCGCTTCCGGCATCACCTGATCCACCATTGGTTCCTAATACTGAACCATTACTATCAATGCCCTGATTTCCATTACCATTAGGTCCACCAGCGCCGCCTCCGCCTGTGGATGGATTACTTGCTGTTGCGTTGCCGCCCCTGCCACCAGAATTTTTAGTTGCCCCTATGCCACTGGCTGCGTCCCCCCCAGCACCTCCAGCGGTTGGAGCGGCTGCCGAACGGCCGCCAGCGCCCCCTTTGGCTCCCACAGATGACGCCGCGAGTGTTGCGCCATTAAACCACGTATCTCCCCCCGAATTACCCGCGCTATTCGCCGCTGCTATAGCGGCGCCACCTATTCCTATTTGGTAGGCGGCTATGCCTCCTGGGGTCAGCGAGATATTGGTTTGTGCAGAATAAGCCGGACCCCCGCCGCCTGTTGCCGCATTGGCACCGGTAGAAGTGGCGCCGCTTCCGGCGCCAGCCAGTGTTTCAACTTTGTTATTACTATTATTCCAATCATTAGGAACGGGCCAATTCTGGTTGGACCCCGGAGAGGCCGTCAGAAACGTGACTACCGCCAGAATCTTCACATCGTCCCGGCGTACAAAGTCGCGCCAGAACGAACGTGAAAGATGACGCTCCTGAATGATTATCGAGCCGTCATCGAATTGCGCCGGCTTGTGCTGCGGCGTCACGCCGTGCGCAAGTAAATGGAAGACTGCAAGACCACCGGCCGCAAAGGCGAAATACCTCACGCCATGCTTGACCGGATGGAGCATAATTTATCTCGTGCACGTCAGACAGACCGTAACCTGCGTCACGCTGCTGATCGTTCCCGTGGCGACGAATGCCACCCAATCATCCGGAACGAGCGCCGTCGATGTCCATCCGCTCGGCACCGCTTGCGCGAATTGCTGCGCCGCAAGAACGGGCTTCGTTCCCGTACCGACCATCGACGCCGTTGGGAATCCATTGTGTGTCCGCAGGATATCGACCGTGACTGTACCCGTCTGGTCTCCCATCACGCGCCATGCTGAGATTGTCGCCGTAATCGGAATGTGAAGCCAACCCTTGTTGCCTGCCGTCAGCAAGGCGCCGCCGCCCGGCATGACGAACTGCACATCGATCAGCTGGCCTATGAAGGCGTTGCTGACTGCGCCCGTCACGAACGCCGTATCCGCAACCCGATTTGATGAATCCCCCGCGGGCGGAGTCGGGACGATGAAATTCGGATTTTCCATCTAGAAAAATTCCCAGATGGTCAGCGGATTATTGGTTCCTGTCCCGGCAAAGGCGGAGAAAGCCGCATTGATATTGGGCCATTGCGGCGGCGTGAATGATAACGTCCCGCCCGGAAAGATCAGGGTCGCGCCGCCCGGCGCCGAAAGCGTCGGTGCAGGAGTCGCAAGGCTCGGATAGATATAGGCGGACACCGATGTGCTGGGATTGTGGAACAGGACAGAATAACGCGTCGTACTGGATCCGAGCACAGCCGTCCCTGTTGTGCCGAGATTATTGACGGGCGTCGCGAGCGGCGAAGAACTTGCCGTTGCCGGCGCGAAGACGTTGCCGATCGCCGCGCCGATCGTAGCGAGGTTCTGCACGCCACCTTTTTGTGTCGACACGAGGTCTGTCATTGATCCGCCCATCGGGGCGGACGCGGGGGATGGAGTGGCAGCGCCGGAGCTATCGGACATCAGCGCCTCCCGCAGGGAGAAAATCTATATCTCACTCTTCCCAATCGCCAGAAGCTTCCGACATCGGAGGACGAAACCGTGATGGACATCAGCGCGCCGCGGAAGCGGACTGTGAGATATTGCGTCGTCGACGTCATCACATAGGGACCATAGACCGTCGGCGTTCCGTCCGGATAATCCATAACATTGAAACTGATCTGGACTTGAGCGCCCTGGCTGCCGGCGAATGTTCCCCACTTGAAATCGGGAATAATGCGATCGATAAACGCGTATTCCTCTCCTTCGGCGATATAGAATTCACCCGTCGTAAAAGAGGCCGTGATCGGCTGCCCGTCGGCATCTGGCGAGGTCTCATGCTGATAGATGATGCCCGTAGGCGTCGCCCCAACCGGCGGCCCGAGCACGGTTTGATCGATCCATGCCGATCGCGGCAGCGCGCCGTAATCCCAGGGTGCACCAGGCTCCGTAATATTGAACTTCACGTAGGAATCATTCTCGCCGCTGACCGAGGCCGCAGACGGAAACTCCCACCCCGCTTCGTTGAAAGGCGTGTTCGGCATCGCCCGGACGTTGAACACATAAGGCCGCCCGTTCAGATCGCTGCCGGTATTGAGATTCTGAAACACGAAATCCCACACCGGACATGGGATGACATGCACGCCGCCCGAATCATAGGCATAGAAGTTCGACGGCCCCATCCAATATAGATTACCGCGCAATTTCAGCGCTGCGTGTGAGGAAATCAGGCCCGCGCCGGCCCCGATAATGTTGAACGAGAACACTAGCGGAAAGCCGATATATCCCATCGCCCACAGATCAAGATCGGTCCAAAGCAAATTCTGGTTGGTCGCCGCTAGACCGCCCCGGATGGCCGATCCATTCGAGAGCCGGAACGAGCCCGCTTGATTGGTGGCCAGCGGCGTGAAGACAGTGAAATCCCCATCCGTCGACCACTTCACCAGCAATGGGTCTTGCTGGAGTCCTAAGCCCTCCATCTGAGTCGTGGCCCAGCAGATCAGCATCTGCAAGCCCATGTTGACGAAGATGCCGCCGTTGAAGGGCGGAGCGCTCGAAATCAAACCCGCATTGGTGAATCCCCCGGTCGGATCGAATGAATAGACACCGCCGTTCTGCGGACAGGCGAGAAGCAGTTGCCCCCAGTTGTCGTTCGTCCAATCGGTTGCCGTGATTTCTGTACCGGTCTGAGATGCCGGGACCGTCCCGGTGCCATAGCCTCCCGAGCCATAACCGCCCGTTCCGTAGCCCGCGCCGGTCGCGGGAGGCCCGAGATTGATGTAATAGACGAACTGCGCATTGCCGCCATTCATCGAGAACGAACCATTGGCAGTCGCCTGCGTATTCGCCGTGATCGTAAAATCATTGACGTCGGTAACGGTCGCCACGGTATAGGCGCTCTGGATCGTCACCCCGTTGGCGGTCGTGGAAGCACGAAAGACCGCTATGCTTCCCACTGAAAGCTTGTGGGCCGCCAACGCTACGGACACCGCGGCCGAGCCGCTTACCGTCGTGAATGACGGCACCGCTCCGCCATTGGAAACTCCGGCGACGCCATTGGTCGAAGCCGTGATCTTGTAAGAGTTGGTGCCGACGATCTGCGTGATCGGATAGATGCCGGCGAGGATAATGCCATCGACCGCGATCGGAACATTGAACAGAACCGAATCCAGGATCGTGACATTCGATATGCCGGCATCGACGATCGTAACGACCGGGGAGCCGATCGTGGTGGTGAAATTCGGTGCCGGATTGGTCGTCAGCGTCTGCGGCGTGATGTCGATCAACGCGCCTGACGTGATGATGTCGAGCTGCGTCGTCGTGCCAACGGCGAGATGCTTAGTGTTGTTGAGGTCCTGCCAGGCATGGAGGTCGCGCGGCGTACCGGCGACGGCATTAGCGTAGATTTTCGACCAGCCGCCAAGCTTCTGTCCTAGGCTGTCCTTGAAACGGATAAGTTGGCTTTGGGAATAGCCCGCCTTTAGAAGCGTCGGCGTTCTTTCGACATTGACGCCCGGGACGAGCGTTACTTCGCCGTAAGGCATTCTACTGACGCGTCCAGGAGCGAGTGGAGGATGGCGAGGTGTGCCGTTTCAACGACGCCATAGCGATTTGAGGGAACGTAGAAGTTCACCTCTCCCATGCAGCGTAGCGGGTTGTCGGCGCGGAAGCCTGAGAGCGTGACGACGCGGAGGCCGCAATCAACAGCCGCCTCTACCGCCTCACAGATGTTCGGAGATTGCCCCGAGCTGGAGATGGCGAACAGCAGATCATCGGAGCGCGCATGCATCTTCAGTTGCTCAGCAAAGACGCTCTCATAGCCGATGTCATTCGCAAGCGCGGTTAAGGCCGCCGCATCGTTGAAGCACATCGATGGGATTTTCCCGGTCTTCTGCCAGTCCGCCGCCATGTGGCTTGCGATCGCCGCAGAGCCGCCATTGCCGATAAAGAACAAACGTTTGCCGTACAGCCGCGCGCCGTTGACCAGGTGCAGTGCCTCTCCGAACGGCTCCCAATCGACTTGACGCAGGACGTCGAGATAACCCCCAGGTTCTTCCCTCATATCCTTCAGCAGCTCCGTCGATGACCATTTCTGAGAGGACGTGAAAACCAGCTCCCCGCCGCAAGCCGTCACGGCGAAACTCTCCAGCGCCAACGCTTCATCGTCCTGAGCTTCGGCATAATCGATGCCTTTCACGTAGAAGGCAGGCTTCACATGCTCGATCATCATCACCGCGTCGGCGCTATCGTTGATCTTCACTTCATCGACGCAGGAGAGAGCTGTAAGAGCTTCGGCCCGCTCGGTTTCCGTAAAGCGGGGGCGGCCGGGGCCTTTGGCCACGAAGCGATCGGATGTGACGGAAACGATAAGTCTGTCACCCAGCTTGCGCGCCTGTGTTAAGTGGCGTATGTGACCAAGATGCAACAGGTCGTAGCATCCATGGCAAAGCACAACGCGGAGATCACTCATCTTCGCGAAATCGCCATTTCAGTGGCCATCGGTGTGATTTTTGGCACCATTGTCGTGGCCACAGCAGTCATAACGATGGGCAGTTGCCCGGATCATTTGCCGATTCACTTAGGAAAATCCGTAAAACTTGCGGGATGTTAGGGGGAGAAAATGCATTATATCATTGTTGGTTTTGAACTTTTCGTCGGCGCAGTCTTGGCCTATTTCGTATTCGTTTTTGTTGTTGCTATTGCCGCGAATGTCTTCTGTTGGCTCCAAGAAAATCGTGAAACTGCATTTCGCGTACTTATATTTGGCGCAGTTGTCGCCGTTCTCATCTTCGGAATACTGATAGGTCATCCACGGTCGATGACGTTCTGATCAAGTTTTCACCAAAGCCAGGAAGCTGACGATCGTCGGCGGCATGTTCTGGCTGCTGCCGCTTCCCGTCGTTGTAACCGAAATATTCGCATTTCCAGCCGCCGTCGTTCCCGAAAACGTCGGCGTCGTAAACGCTGACGAGCCGCCGCCGCCAAAATGGCCCGGCTGTAGCGTTTCGTTCGTCGCATAGCCCGTCGGATTGACCGTGAATCCATGAGTATGGCCGGAGTCGGACGCGCTATGGCCGTGCAACGGCATGCGCTCATCCCCGCCGGCCGCTCCCATCGTCGAGCCATTGATGCCGCTGACTGATGTGACACGGTTTGCGAATGATCCCGGCCCGTTCGTATCGACCGCGATCCGCATCCTCGCGCGTTCGTCCGGCACGCCAAATGTCGTGACCCCATTGCCGCCGAATGTCGAGCCGAGCGAAGCCGCCAGCGCAGGAAAGAGCGAGGCCGAATAGGTCGACCCGTCCTTCACCAGCGCATAGGGCATCGTGCACACCGTCATCCAGGGCGGCCGGC